TGAAAAAACCAAAACAAATAGTACTATTCAAGAAGAAGAAAAATTAAAAAAAAAACTACAAGAACAAAAGCAAAGATTGGATGATGTAATTAGTGAACGAGATGAATTAATAGGAGAAAATAAAAAAACATATGATGAATTAAAAAAAATTATGGAAGGTTTAGAAATAAGAGAGGTTGAATTAAAAAAAAGAGAGGTTGAATTAAAAAAAAGAGAGGTTGAATTAAATTTAAGGATGCAGCAAAATATAAAAAAAAATGAAGAAAATAATAAAAAAAGAGATGAATTATATCGACAAAAAGAAGTTAATGAAGACAAGTTGATTGAGCTCAAAGATATATTGAGTAAACAAAAAGAAATGTTGTTGGAAAAAAAAAGAAACGATGATACTATTACAGACGAACAATTTGAAAAATTAAACACATCAAATAATAATTTACAAAAAGAGTTAGGTGATTGTCTAAAAAATAATAAAGAATTAGAAGAACAATTAATTACTTGTTTGGAAAAAGAAAAGAAATTAACAATAATAATCGAAAATTTGAAGAAAAAAATGAATGCATTAAATGAAGATAATCAACGGTTACAAGTTATTAATAAAACTTTAGAAGAAGAAATTAAATCTTTACAAGTACAAATACCAGATGATAGTGAGGAGACACCACCTCAAAGTGGAATAATACTCTTAATGGATTTTTTTAGTGCAGAAGAAATGAGATCAATCAATCCTCTATTAACAGATTCTATCTATCATGATAAAAATATTGTTCACGATGAAATACGTATACTAAATGGTATGAAAAAATTACATTTTTGGGAAATGAGTATACAACGGGATAGAAATGGTAGATCTAAATTTGTAAAACAGATAATACCTATTAACGCAGAATCTACCGCTGTCTATAATTTTTATGATATACTTACAAATACAGGAAGTACGAATCAACGAGTATCATTTTATATGAAAGAAGTGTCGTCTCGCACGCGTTCACCAGTAAAATACAAATTCTATCACAATAAAGACACTGTTAATGTAAAGAATGTTCATAAGCATCGATTATCAACAATTGGGTTAATTGCTGAATATATAAAACACCACATAGAATCAAATCCAGGAATATTCGGGGGAAGTAAATATAAAGGAAAACCATTTAAAACAATACATGCTATTTTATTAATTGGTTGGTTTTCTTTAATGTTCATACAACCTGACATTTTACCACAACAAGCATTTAATGAGCTTAAGGATAATTTAAAAATTGTTGACGTTGGAGCTCATAAAGAGGTGTGTATTAGTGAAAAAATGTCTAGGGCTATGAGAAGATGGGTTGCTCGTGTAAATATTGAAACTAATTGGCCATTTAATTCAATTACTAAGGTATCAAGTACAGACAAATATAAAATCAATTCCATGAAAGTTTATAGGGATAGAACTCTAATTGGGGAGTATAGTAAAGAAGATATTTTCACACAGGATTTAGCTTCGTTTATTAGGTTTGTTAAGAAAAAATAATTTTATTTGATTTTTAAATTAAATAAAATTCATAAATTTAATTGCTTTTAGTTCTTTTAACAGTCATATGAGTTAATGAATGTCTTCTGTTTTTGTTTGCATTTTTATAACCTTCCACTTGGTCCTTATAATCTATTAATGTAGTAATTATACTATCTACTTTTAATTTCATTTCATCGCAATCGCTATATGTATTTTTTAAACTGTATAATCCTATAAGGATCTCGCTAATAAATCTAGAAATGTCCAATGCCAATGTATAATATTTTAACAAATTATTTTTTTTTAAATTAAATAAAACTTTGTCTAAAAATTTCGCAAAGTTTTTAAATTCTTCTTCTAAATATTCTATTGTTTTTTGCCTGTCTTCGCTGTACCACCATCTTTTTGTTCTTTGCCAATCATCATTACTAATAATATAATAACTATTTGAACAATCTCTCATTATTTTATCACCTTCGTTCATGTTTTTAAAAAAACCTAAGGTGTTTTGTATTGATTTAAAATCTTCTTCCAAGTCATCAATATTATTTGAGGTTTCTAATTTTATATTTTCTTTTCCATCAGACATTATAATATATATTGATTATAATATATTAAAATTTTAATTTATGCGAAAGGTATATATCTGAGTGTATTCGATTCATAAATGGTGACTTTAAAAGAGTCGTTATATCCTTCTACATACACATGATCACCATTAAATAAATCATCACATCCATATTCACCCGTACAGCTTTTACCATTTTTACTAACAGGTAATTTAATCATATGATTTTTATCATTCATTGTATAAAATTGGTGTTTATCTCTATTTGTTTGTAATGGTCTACCCATCAATGGTAGAATGGTTTCACCACCATTCTTTCTAGTTAAAATACCTACTTGTCGAAAAGGTGCATCAACTCCTTGTGTTCGAATGTTTATTGGCATACCTCTTGGATCTAACGATTTATTTTGAAAAGGTCTATTATCTCGCAAAGGTATAACATGTGGATCCAAAAATACACTTGCTAAATCAGTTGGTTGTTGATTTATAGGTTGATTTATAGGTTGATTTCTATATTGATTTCTATATTGGTTTCTATGTTGACTTTCATTTATTTTATTAAATAAAAAAACTCCAAATATTACAACCATTATTAAAAATATAAGAGTTATATTTTCAATACATATAGTTCCTGGTGGACATTTTCTTGCCATTTATATATTATTAATATTTATTTTCCACCCTTAAGTGTTGATAAAATATTGGTTATACCTTTCATATCTGGTAAGTTCAAACTGTCTAAGGTACTTTTTGCACTATTTAATACAGGAGCCATTTGTCCTAAAGAATCGACCAATTCTTTCTGTTGTGCCACTAAATTTTTGGTTTCTGATGCTAATCCTTTCATTCCATCTGCACCAAGCATTTTTTGTAAGTTATCATATGCTTGGTGCATAGTTTCCGCATGATCTATGCGATCTGCTTTATAATCATCTTCACCATCGACCCTTGCTGGTTTAGAAGCATTAGATATATTGTTCGCCTTTTTCATATTAGAGAAACCCATTGGGCATTTTGCAGCAGCTGTATTCCAACAATTACCAGCAACCCCTAAACAGGTTTTTTCCCCTGTGAATTGTGTATCGTCCATCCATTTACCATCTGTACCCTTTTTAAAACATTTTTTTGGCGCTTCCAATGTTGCGGCCGCTGCATTCTGTGCATTGGCGGCCGAGTCGAGGGCTGCTTTGTTAGGATCAACTGGTGGGAGTCCTATAGCTGGGGGTTTTTCTTCTTCTACTGGTACTTTTGCTGGTTTTGCTGGTTTTGCTGCTGCTGCTTTTTCTGCTTTCTCTTTCGCAGCTTTTTCTTCTGCTGTTGGTTCCATTCCTTCTCGAAATCCTTCAATGAATTTTTGTGTAGAAAAAATACCTGTTGCAATGATGGTAATTAATAAGACAATTGTCATATTTTTACTAAAGTATGATGTTAAAAGTCCTACAGCTAAAAAAAAGGTAACTGTATTATACTGTTCTTTTGCTAAATAACCAAATACATTGCCAATTGCCAATATTGTTACACCATATAAAACAAATTTATTTTGAAATATTTTTGGTAATTTAAGATTCATTTTATATAAAATATATATATAAAATAAATTAAAATAATTCTTTTTTAATTCGACAACCTCCAAAAACTATATTAGTTATAAACAACGAAAATAAAATACCGTAACTTAAATTTTCACTGTAACAATTTAAAAAACACAACGATAATAAAAATACAGCAAGACAAAGTAAAGATTTTTCGTTTAAGTATGCTAAAATATTTACAACGGCTAAAAGTATTAATGCTCGACAAACATAAGTGTTTTTGGATATTTTTTCAATACTTTTGATCATTATATATATAATTTAAAAATATTATTTTTTGAATAGCCAATGTACAAACCAATTATACTTTTTTTCAAATTCTAAATCTTCGTCTTTTTTAATGGGTACTTCCTTTTTTCTATTGTCAAATACAATTATTTTGATAGGTTTTATATGATCAATTGTCGTGTAACTTAAAGATAAGTCCTTACAATTTTTGAATGTATTATTCATATGATTTATATTGTGATTAAATTTTTTAAAAAAAACCTTCTTTTTTGGCTTCCTGTACAACGGCCTGTTTTACTAGTTCTTTTGTGTCTTCCTTAACATCTTCTTGAGTGGCTGAAGAAGCACCTTGTTCTGCGACAGCTTCCGCTGCTTTTTCACCAGCAATCCCACCAACATTTTCGGCAATTTCAATTAATCCAGCTAATTGAACATCTCTAACAGGATTGGAATTACTATATCCTTCTAATAACGAACCTCTTAAAGTCATTGAACAACCAAAAACAAAATTTGAAACAAACAACGCAATTGATAAACAAATAATTTTATTTTTAATGTAATTGCAACAAATAAAATAAACCACCGCAAAAATGGCCAAACATTCATATGATGATACACATAAATATCCCAACGAACATAAAACTGCTAAAGCAACAACTAAATATAAAACATTTTGATTATTTAAAATTTTTTGGATTTTCATTATATATATTTATATAGATAAAATTGATTGTTAATTAAAATTATATTGCATTTAATATAAATGTATGAGTTAGCTTTTTGTTATCCATTTAATTCTAGATATTTTTGGGACGGTAGAAAAACTCCTCTAAATAAACACTGGTTGTGTATTGAACTACTCAATATTAACGATTTTTATAGTCATGATTTTGACCCCCCATATAGTAATTATTGCCATAGTGAAAATATTAGCAATTCATCCATCGTTCGTTTCCCACAACTTGTAGAGATTTATTATATAGATAATACAATGTTATGTGTAATAAAAACTTTCTGGATAAAAATATTCCAACGGAAATATAAGAATTATTATAATAAAAAAATGAAATATTATAAAAATGTTAAAAATATAATTTCTAGATCTGTTTATGGAAAATGGGTTTAATTTCTCTTTGTCCTCTTTCTCCTTTTTTTTCTTTTTTTCGTCTTTCTTTTCATCTTTCTTTTCGTTCTAGTCGCTGTTCTTTTTTTCCTTTTCATTTTTCCTGCAATACTTCTTTTTGAATTTGTGGTCTTTCTTCTGCTTTTTTTATTTGATTTTATATAACGATATCCTCCTTTTTTAACCATTATATAGTCTTCAGATATTTTTCTAATTCCAATTTTATTTTTTTACGCGTTTTTTCCAAACTTTTTTGATGGTGTCTTATTTCTTTAAAATTTTTTGAATCCTCATATTTTTCTAAATAATCGTACAATTGATCAATTTTCTCCATTTGATTTATTTTTTCTTCTATTATCTTTTTTTGATATTCTATTATATTTTCATATACATCTTTAACAAATTTATTATTTTTAACTTCGTTTTTAGTAATTAAATTAGATATTTTTGATTCACTTTTTTTAATCTCTGACTGAATCTGGTTTAAAATGTCTTCGCTTTCTTTAAAATTCATAATTATATTATAT